CCATCCATGGTCGTCGCGAACTTCTTCGCCACCATACTCCACGAGGATGGGGCCGATCGGGAAGACCGGCCACTCCCTCTCTTCAGTCCTTGCCCTCTTCATCGGAGACATACTCCTCTGCGAGGTTGCGGATCACGGCGAACTCGTAGTCGTTCGGGAGTTCGCCAGTTGAATCCTCGAATGCCGCTACCGCGTCATCGATCAGTTCATCCTTCTTGCCCATAGCCTGCCTCCTTCAGCAGACGGAGCAGGCTGTCGACCCTCAAGCAGACAACCCACTGTCCAATGTTGGCTTCGCCCTGTCCGTTCATTCTGAGAACGGCAGCCTGGACATCATCTCCCTCACACTCACGCTCCATCTGCTTGAGCGCTTCGAGGGGGTTGAAGCCAGACCTGGCCTTGAGTTCGAACCAGACACCCGGAGTCGAAAGGATGTCACGCCCCTGACGGCCTGCCCCTGTAGGTTCAGCATGAGGGAAGGTCGACCGAATGTACTCGGCGAAGACCTTCTGGGATCGGTAGCCACGATGCTTCCTACTCTGCGATGGCATCCGTCACGCATCCTCCACGCTGATGGAGAAGCCGTAGCTGTAGTAGCCAGAGCCTTCACTCCAGGCGGTGTCCAGCTTCAGCACTTCGGCCATGTCGGCGAGGATGAACCAGGTCTCCTCGTCATCCTCGACCTTCACGTCCGTGATGATGTGGTCAGCCAGCTTCTCATTGAAGAGGAAGTCGTTGATCCACCCACCAGCGCAGCAGTCGGACGTGCCTCGCATGTGGACAACCTTGCCGTTGTCGAGAGTGAGCTTTACGCCGCTCTCGTCCCAGCCGTTGCGCTTCAGCTCCTCGACCGCAACAATCCTGTGGCCGACGACCGCTTCAGCCAGCTCGTCGCGGTTGCCCTCGATCTGGTAGTCCATCAGTCCTCCTTGAAGAGGTCGATCTTCTCGTCTTCATCTACGGAGACGCCATCACGGAACAGCATCTCGCTCAGCTCGTCCTCCTCGATCCGGCACAGCGCAGGCTGTGCCTTCATGCGGAAGAACTTCTTGGCCATCGCATCCTGGGGACCGAACCTGTTCTTCACCACGGCCACATCCATCGTCTCGTTGTGAGCGTCACCCCACAGGGTGAGGATCGTGGTGGGGAGCTGATTCGCCTTGCCCATGATGGCGCTACGGGGAGGCGGTGTGCCACCCTTCGCGGCCTCGGATGTGTGGTGCACGATCGAGAGGGACGTCTGCTGATCACGTGCCATGACCTTCAGCTCGGCCATGAGAGCCCAGTAGTTCTGCTCTCCGGCCCCCTCGTAGTCGACATCCATCAGGATGTCGATGATCGTGTGATGCGGGTACTCCCCGTGTACTTCACGGAACGCCTCGGCCTCACGCCACATGTGCTCCAGCGTAGGGGCTGCATGGAACGACCACTTGACGTGGCCGAACTGTCGCAAGGCATCGGAGTTGGTGTGGTCACCAGCCATGATGACCTCCTCCGCCTCTTCGGTCGTGAGACCAGTCTTCATCGACAGCACACGAGTGGCCATCGTGAAGTCATCCGAGTCGGAGGAATGGTACAGGGTCGGTACGTCAGGACCCATCTGGTCTACGATGTTCAACATCATGACCGTCTTCATGGACCCCGGAGGACCGGCGATCATCTGCATAGAGGACCGGCGAAAGGTGATCTTCTTCTGGTCGAAGATCGGCCAGGGAGCCGGAAGCGGCTCCCCAGCCGACAGGCCACGCCTCACCGATCGGAACAGGGTCTTAATGACCTACTCCTTCACGATGTACTTGACGGCCGCCACGGCGGCACCAAAGATCGGAAGGCAGAAGATGCCGAAGATCAGGGATGCCACCGCAACAGCCATGGCTCAGCCCTTGTTCTTGATCTGGACCGCGTAGAGCTTCTTCGGGAACGGCCCCTTGCTGTTCGGGTCGTCCTCGGTGTACTCGATGGCGATCATGTTGCCCTCGACCAGCTTGCCACCCTCGCGGACAGCCTTGCGAGCAGCCTTCAGCTTCTCGCCCTCCAGTCGGAGGGAAGCCTCAGCGCCGTCCTTGGTCTGGCCGATCACGAGGATCGCCGGGATCGGGTCGTAGGGAAGGTTGAGGTTCAGCTCGCTCTCGCGAACCTTCTTCTGGGACTGGAAGTACAGGCGCTCGCCCGGCTTGCCAGCCACGAACTCACGCACCGGCACCGACTTCGGTGCCTGCGTGATGAGCAGGATGTGCTTGGTCCCGACCGTCTCGAACTTCAGGCCGGGAGGGGTCTTGGTGCCACCCAGGATGTCATCGACGTCGCTCACGCAGTGTCTCTCTTTCTCTTAGCTGAAGTCCCAGTCAGACTCGTCGGTCTGCCAGGGCTTCTTCTCTTCGGTTTCGTTTTCGTCGGACGTCTTGTCCCACGGCTTGACCGGCGCGTTCTCGTCGATCTCTTCGACTCCGTCCAGACCCTCATCGAGGATCTTGATGGCGTCTTCGACCGACGTGTCCTTCGCCGCCTGCGGAGCCTTGGCCTGCGTTGGCGGGGCTTCGAAAGCCTTCACCTCTGCCGCCTGGTACTCGCGAATGTAGTTCGCGTACCACTCCGCAAGCTCCGTCGGGTCAGGGAAACCGGCCAGACTGGTCGGTGCCTTGATCTCGACGTAACCGTAGGGGACCTTCTTGCTGGGAATCCGGTAGGTGATCTCCACTAGAAGGGGAACCCTTCCTCATCGGACTTGTCGTAGAAGCGAGCCCTCTGGGTTGGACCCGCCTCAACCAGGCAGTTGGGTGCCATCACGCAGAACCTGCAATGAAAGCCAGCGTTGGCCTTCCACTTCTTCTGCTTGATGTCATCGTATGCCGCCTGGTACCGACGCCCCAAGGCGTCGGCATCCACTGACGCCAGACCCTTCACGGGCCTTGCCTTGCTAGCGTCAGGGTTGACCATGGCCCACAGGCCCACGTCGAACTGAATCGCCGTGTGCTCGTTGAACGGATGGTCAGTGTTGTTCAGAAGCACGGCGTAGGTTTCAAGCTGAAGGTTGTTTTTCGGCTTGTTCTTGCCGGACTTCCAGTCAACTATCACTGGACCGTGCTTCTTGTGCTCACCGACGATGTCGATGAACGCCTTGATCGGGACTTCACAGCCAGCGATCATACCGGAGGCATCGTACTCAACCTCCCAGACCTCGATGTCATCGAGGAACTTGATGGCGTTGTCTACACAACGCTTGCCCAGCTCGACCGCCTTGTCTCGGATGATAGGATCATCCTGACTTCCGCCAGCCAGCCAGTTGACATCCACTGGATCGATCTTCATCTGAGCCTCGATCAGTGGGTAGAAGCGGTCCTCGAACGAGGGAGCATCACCTGTTTGCAGGTAGTCCTCGACGCAAAGGTGGACCGCACTCCCGAGTGGGAAGAACCACGTTTGCTTCTCCTCGGCCGACTTGACTCGACCGAGGTAGAAGCTACGTGGGCACTCCTCATAGCGGGAGAGAGCACTGTATGACAGGTGCTCTAGCTCCATGAGTGCATCTCCAAGGGAAGGGAAGTGATGACCAACAGCAGATGAGCAGGGCTTCAGACCCGTAGTCACTCACTGACGATTGATACCAGTCACGGTACCGTAGCTACGGGTAATCCACTGGCAGGTGGACTGGGGTCACCAGCGACTCAGGTAGTTAGCCCTCGTCTTCACCGTAACTCTGCGCGGATGAGCCGGGTTCGAACCGACACCGGCGCCGAAGAGGCGCTGTGCTGCCATTTACACCATCATCCTCACCTAGATCGCGACTCCAGGTGCAACCCCTCCGGCCGTCGCCCTCGGGGTAGTTACTAGCTTACACCATCAGCGGCTGCCTCGCGGGCCTTCCGCCGAGCCTCACGCTGTCGGATCGTGTTCTGCTCTCGCTTACAGGTCTTGCACCTACCACCCGTGGGCAGGTAGTGCCCACGCTTGCATGTTCTGGGAGCACCAGGCTTGGACTTGCTGCCCTTCGGCCGTCCGCTCCTGGCTAGCTGCTCCGACTCGACGTCGAACCGCTTGGGCGGTTCGCCTCCACGCACGGTCCAGTACTTGTCCTCTGTCGTGGCGGAACTTCCGCACTCGAAGAAGACAGGGCACTCGATGCAGATCTCTGCTGCGAGTTCGAAGTTCTGGTAGTTGAAGGCCAGACGTTCCTTGAACTTCATGTCCTTGGTGAGCGGCGAGTCCTTCTCTTGGTACTCGAACAGCTCGAACGCCTTGCCCTTGCAGTTCGCACGCGAAGCCCACTCACTGCCCACTTCCTTCTCGACAGTGAGGAAAGGGTTCACGCTCTCGCCTTGTGAGCGTTGCTCACCGCAGCCTCGTAACGTTCCACGATGGACTCCTCACACTTTGACCGCCCATGGGCGGAGTAGTTGTACATCCGGGCGATGCATTGCCCCGGCATGATGTCCTCACCGCAGTGAGAGCACCGGTCCTTGTAGCGGGCGACAGCCCGGCTCACGCGATATGTCTTCATCTTGATCCTCCTCCGAAAATTTTGCAGGCATTCTCCCCTAGAAGACGTGGTAAGCTAGAGCCATGACACAGAAGAAGCCCTGCAATGTGTGTAATGAGCGCCCCAAGATGCCCGGCCGTGGCCGCCGCACCTGTGAGCAGTGCGCCGGACTCTGCAAGCACTGCAAGGGTCCGGTCGATGACAGGCAGAGATGTCGTCCCTGCATCAAGAAGCGCAACGCGGATCGCTACAAGAACGAGCCTGGCTACGCGGAAGAGAAGCGCATCAAGAACAAGCTGTCGTACTACGGGATCACCCGAGAGGAGTACGACGCGCTCGGTAGTGTATGCTTTGGTTGCGGAGCGACGGAAGGACTCGTGATCGACCACGATCACGCAACCGGCAAGGTCCGAGGTCGCCTCTGTCATGGATGCAACGTATCGATCGGGCTTCTGCGCGAAAACCTAGACACCATGCGCAATCTGATCACCTACCTGGAGGCACACAGTGGCAGTCAAGACGACGCTCGTTCTGCCTGACATTCAGTACCCGTTCCACGACCAGCTCGTCCTATCCAAGCTGGTTCAGCTCGTCAAGGACGAGCAGCCTGACGCCATCGTTCAGATCGGCGACGGCATCGACTTCCCGCAGGTCAGTCGCTGGTCGAAGGGCACGGCAGGAGAGTACGCGCCGACTCTACAGAAGCACATCGATGGCTTCAAGGGGCTGCTGGCGGAGTTCCGCGATGCTGCTCCCAAGGCTTCGATGCTCTGGCTTGAGGGTAATCACGATCTTCGCCTCAAGGATTTCGTGCGAACCTATGCTCCCGCTCTCGGTTCCCTTCGGGCACTCGAAGTCGAGAACCTTTTCGGACTCGACCAGCTTGGCGTGAAGTACGCCAAGGGCCCGGTTCGCATCGGCACTAACACCTATGCAGTACACGGTCACGAGTCCGGTGGTTACAGCGGGACCGCCAACGCCTGGGATCTCAAGTTCCTCAAGCGATACGGCAGTGACTCGAACTACATCTTCGGTCACACTCACCAGCCATTCCTCCTCACTAGGGCCTACGGTTACGAAGGCAACGTAAAGCCCAGGTTCACGATGAACGTGGGCTCCATCATGGACCCCGTTGCAGCCACGTACGTCAAGGACGGCGCGGTTAACTGGACCATGAGCTTCGGGTTCCTGCGCGACAACGGCAAGGAGATGTGGCCTGAGCTTGTGCTCATGAATCGCAGGCAGTTCTGGTTTAACGGGAGGAAGTACTGATGGTAGAGCTTGACTTCGATGTCATGACCAAGATGGTCAGGGATGTTGCCCGCTC